TACTTTCTTCTACTATGAAGAATGAAATCAGCTCATTAGTAAAAGAATCTCTTAGAGAACAAGAAGAGATTGATGTTGAAGACGAAGAAGAGGTTGTTGAACCTGAAGGTCAAGAAGATGATGTCGAGGATTTTGAAATGGGTGATGAACCTATGGATACTGAAGATGACATGGAAGATGACGAAATGGAAGACATTGACATGGGAATGGAAGATGATGACGCAATTGACATGACTGGTGCAGACATGGCAGACGTTATCAAAGTTTTCAAATCTATGGATGACGAAGATGGAGTTATCGTAAAGAAAGATGCGAACAATAACATTACATTATCAGATACTGAAACGGGAGCTGATTACTTTATCCAACTTTCTGAACAATACAAAGATGAAGAACTTGATGAAGAAGATAATTCTTTATTGGATGAAACTTTGTATGAGTTTGAAATGGATGATTATGAAGACGAAGACGAAGACGAAGACGAAGATGAATTTGGATTTGAAGACGAAGATGAGTTTGAAGACGAAGATGAAGATGAATTTGGATTTGAAGACGAAGATGAGTTTGAAGAAATCAAACCAAGACGTATGAGCCGTAGACATCATGAAATGGACGAAACTCCAATGTATGAAACTCAAGTAGATGAAGTTCTTTATGAAATTACTTTAGACGAAGATGCTGACGCTGAAGGTTATCCGGAAATGGACGAAGATGCTGATGCTGAAGGTTACCCGGAAATGGACGAAGAAGAATTGAACAATGTAATGGAATCTAAATTTAAAGCTAAAGGAGTTGGAATGGGTTCACCTAAATTCAAGTACGGACAAGTTATGGATTATAAAACTACCAAACAAAAAGAAGGTAAAAAAATGATCAATACAGGAAGTGCTAAAAAATTCTCATATAAAGATGGGGAAAATTTAGATGGTGAATACAGACCAATTAAAAAGAGAGAAACTAAAGAAGCTTCACGTACATTAGGTGCGGGTAGAAAATTTGGAAGAAAAGGTTTACCAAAACCAAAAGCGGCTCCTCAACATATTAGTGAATCAGAAGTTGAATTACTAAAATCAAAAAATGAAGAGTACAGAAAGGCTTTGAATCTTTTCAGAACTAAATTAAATGAAGTAGCGATTTTCAACTCTAACTTAGCTTACGCAACTAGATTGTTTACCGAACATTCAACAACAAAACAAGAGAAAATTAATATTCTTAGAAGATTCGACAATGTTGAAACTCTTAAAGAATCTAAAAATCTCTATAGAACATTAAAAGATGAGTTCTCATCTGAAACAACTAAGGAATCTCCAATTAATGAGTCATTCGAAAAAGTGGTATCTAAAACTCCTGTATCAGGATCAGCCGTTAATTTGATTGAATCTAAAACTTATGAGAATCCTCAGTTCTTGAGAATGAAAGATTTAATGGGAAAAATAAAATAAAAAATAAATAAACTAAAAATAAAAAACCAAAAAAATGGGAGCATTATTAGAATCAGGTCTTGTTGGTAATATCGGGTTAAAACACCTTAAAGTTATCAAAGAAGATACAATTAACAAATGGGATAAATTAGGATTCCTTGAAGGTCTTAAAGGCCACCTAAAAGAAAACGTAGCGCAGTTATATGAAAACCAAGCTTCTTTCTTGATTAACGAAGCAACTTCTGAAGGTTCTAACGGAGCATTCGAAACTGTTGTTTTCCCTATCGTAAGAAGAGTTTTCTCTAAATTGTTAGCTAACGATATCGTTTCTGTACAAGCTATGAACTTACCTATCGGTAAATTGTTCTACTTCGTACCTAAAATCCAAGGTTATGACGGTGGTAATGCAAATGGTGGAGAACACTACAAACCAATCGGAGCACCTGATGGACCAACAAACACTAACGACGGTTACACTGATGCAACAGGTGGTTACTCTAAAAACCTTTACGATTTATTCTATGAAGGTGGAGAAGCGGCATTAGATCCTCCAGGATTGTTTGATTACTCTAAAGGTCAATGGACTGCAGTTACTGCTGACACAACGGCACAAGTATGGAACGGTAGTATTTTAGATGACGCTGGTGATGACAACGCATTGTACACTGCAACTTCAGGTACAAGAAAAGTTATTATTAAAATGTGTGATTTTAACAGAGCTGGTCAAGGTAAATTAATCGGACCTGATGGTAACGAGATGGATACTGAGACTTTCTTATCAGATCTTAAAATCATCAAAAATTCAGGTTTAGTTGTAGCTGAAGGTTCTCCATGTGAAGTAGGTAATGGTCCATTATTGTTTAGAGTTGTTACACAAATCTACGGTAAAGGAATCGTTAAATACGGTAACCAAGCTTCTACAACTTTCGCTTCAACAGGAAATGGTGGTTCTTACTACGATATCTGTGATGAAGAAGGATGTATCTATTTAGAAGTTGATTTATCTTGTCCTGTATGTGCTACTTGTGGTACTACATTAGACGGATACACTGGTACTACGTTGAGTGAAATTGCTGAAGACGCGTTCACTGCAATTTACAGAAGATACAAAAACTTAGAATTCGAAGATAGAATCGGTGAGGTTTCTTTCGATTTAGAATCAGTAACTGTTTCTGTAACTGAAAGAAAATTAAGAGCACAATGGTCTCCTGAGTTAGCTCAAGACGTTGCTGCATTCCATAACATCGACGCTGAAGCTGAGTTAACTGCATTGTTATCTGAGCAAGTTGCAGCTGAGATTGACCGTGAGATCTTACGTGACTTGAGAAAAGGAGCGGCTTGGAACTTACGTTGGGATTACAACGGATGGAGAAGATTGTCTTTAACTACATCTTACACTCAAAAAGATTGGAATCAAACTTTGATTACTGCGATCAACCAATTGTCAGCACAAATCCACAAATCTACATTGAGAGGTGGAGCTAACTGGATCGTTGTTTCTTCTGAGATTTCAGCTATCTTTGATGACTTAGAATACTTCCACGTATCTAACGCATCTCCTGAGCAAGATCAGTATAACATGGGTATCGAAAGAGTTGGTACTTTAGCAGGACGTTACCAAGTGTACCGTGATCCTTACTTCCCACCAAACCAAGTTTTGATTGGACACAAAGGAACATCATTGTTAGACACAGGTTACATCTACGCACCGTACGTACCTCTACAATTGACACCTACAATGTACAACCCATTCAACTTTACACCTATCAAAGGTATTATGACAAGATACGCTAAGAAAATGGTTAATAACCGTTTCTACGGACGTATCACAGTTGATGGAGTTAGAACATTTGACTTGAGAGAATTGAGATAATCAATTAAAACCGAATAAGAGAAAGGAGATAAGAAATTATCTCCTTTTTTTGTTTACTCACTTTTTGATAAAGTTCTTATTGCTTTAGAAATAACTTCAGATTCACCTATAGTAAAAGCACCTCTTTGATGTGCAGATTTTACGGCTTCTACTAAATAATGTACTGAATGATCTTTATCCATTGTCATTAGAATTGCTTCTAAATGACTTTCATTTAATAAATCTATGGAACCAAATAAATTACCATAGATCACACCATCTTTTTGTTCCATTTTAGTTATTGTTGATATTTATAATAATAATGATAAGCGATCAAAAAATAAAAGAAATAATAAAGGAAGCCACTTCTACAAGTGGTAGTCGAGGATCATATGTCGGACCTTTACAAATTGGTATTCGTTTATTTGAAAAAGATAAATTAGGTCCATTTACGATACCTGTTTCAGATTATGATAGTCCGGAATTAGAATATGATAGTTATGATGGTAAAATGGATACACCAAAGAAAAAGATAAAATCATTAGAAAAAAAAGCTAAAAAAATATCAAATTATATGAAAAACCATACGGAATTAACATCAAGCGATGAAGATGGAAACGTAATAAATCCATTTCCAAGTAAATTAAATGAGGATTTAGCGGTTTGGTTTGGGACAAAAAAGAAACCAAAAGGATCTAACCAACCTAAAGGCCCTTGGGTTAATATCTGCAGAAAAAAAGAAGGTGGTGGTCATCCCCCATGTGGTAGATCCGATACAGATAAAGGTGCTTATCCTAAATGTCGTGCCGCAGGAGTTGCATCTAAAATGACCGACTCCCAAAAAAGATCCGCGTGTCAACAAAAAAGAAATGCGGAAAAAAAAGATACTCAAACAGGTAAAGGCCAAAAACCAGTTATGACCTCATATAAAACAAAAAAGGAATCCATAGATTCCTTAGTTGATAAAATTTTAACTGAGATTAGAAATTCTTTCTAAAACCGTATAAAGTGAGTTTTTAATTTGAGAGTTAACCTCTTGTTCCATTTCACTTCGTCTTTTTTCCGTTTCAGTGTCAAAGATATATACGATTCTTTGCCAATCTCTCTGTGATAGTTTGATATTATAATTAAATACGTGATTAGTTATTTCAATTCTACCAAAATCCATTGTGATAAACATTTGAAATTTTTCATTTCTAATGTACCTTTTTTCAGACATTGGTGCAATCATAAATTCCGAATCGGGATTTGATATTAATTTTAAACATATCTTAAAACAAGCCTTTTCATAACTTGCAATTTCTTCTTGATATGTTTTTATTAATCTAGTTTTTGTATGCCACAAAAACAATTTTAATTTAATTCTTTTAAATAATCTACTTATCATATTTTTTATTTATGGTACAAATGTAGATAAAAAAATTAAATAAAAAAAATTTCTGGAAAAATTTTTAACAATAACTACCTGAACAATGTTTTTTACCGTCTAACCCTGGTTGGGTACCCTTACATACTTGTACCGCATAACCATTGGCGTATGCCGATGGATAAACATCATATTTTGATTTTGCTGCTGCTTTACCTCTAGCACAAAGTGGGGTACCCGTTTTCTTTCTACCTTCGGCCATTACCATGTCTTTATCATCAATGTTCATAGAAAGTTCCATACCATCTTTTTTTGATTCATTCATTAGAAAATCAAATACTTGATCCATATTGTTTTTTGCTTCCGCAATATGATCTTGAGCCCAATCATGACCATTCTCTAAAATTGATTCTACCATATCAGGGTCAAAATCTAATAAAAGATCACATTGTCTTCTCATTTGTTCTAAGTTAGAAAAAAACATATATCTACCACCTCTATCCTCATTTTCATTAAGGATTCTTTTAATGATATTTGTTAAATCAGATTCTTTTAATTTAATTACTTTTTTCATATTTCTTAACCATTTAATCCGTTACCCCCAATGAGTACCATGTTTAATTGTACCACATCACCACCATCTTGAGAACTCCAAGTTGGGTGGGGTGGGTTTACAGACACTACAGTTGATCCTGTGGCACCTGTAGTACATATCTGAACACAAACGGTTGATAATGTGTTAGCGCTTGTTGTTGTTAATTCTCCGTCTCCCATGACTTTTGTTTTTTATTTATTTTTTATTCACTATTTGGAATTTTATTTGTTTCTTATAAGTATTAACTTCCCCACTACTTAACACTTTAATATCAATAAAATATTCATTAGGTATTTTATCTCTTGTGTCAAATAAGAAATAGTACTCATTAGGTGTTCTATTAATTTTAGTCCATCCTTGTACCTGTACTTCGGTTGATCCTTCTTTAACATATACTCTATAAGAAGCATCTACTTTAAGTAAAAGTTGATTAGTTGTGTAAGCCTTTTTAATAACCACACCTACTTTACGAACATCGGTCTTTAATATTTTTTCATCTTGTTTAATACCATAGAAATCAAAACCATAGATTGATGGTTCCTGAGATAATGTTCCAATTTGTAATGATTTTTGTAATGGGTATATTGCAAATTCGTTAGTTACGTTAGGTAATGGAAAACCATTAAGATATAGATTACTCCAAATATCGTTAAAAATACAAGGAGTTTTATATCCAATCAGTGGGGGGATAACCACTTCGTATATACCTTTCGCTCTACGACAAGTTGTTAAACCTGTTAAACCAGGTATTGCGGTACAAGATGTGTCATTAATCGTAACAACGGGATCAAAATCTAAATTTTGGAAATCCCCATCTTCATAAACATATAGATATAGTTTATTAATTTTACCTAACACAAACAAATTTCTATCATCTTCAATTAAGTCATCATAATCTGTTTGTAAGAATGGTTCGTAGAACGTTTGTGTGTGACGAGTGAAGAACCCCACAGAATACGTTCCGGTGGTCCCTGAGATGTTTTCTACCTGTGGTAGATAAGCAATACCCCAACCAACAGGATCGGGAATAGAACCGTTTAATATTGAGTTGATTTCATTTGTCATATTAAACTCAATATTTTCATCCCCAAACTCAAAATGTTGTGTATCTACAATTTGTAATTGATTGTAATTAAAAGCCCCTGTATTTGTATTACTATATATTCCTGGTTGTTCCCATTGAGTTATAGTTGTAGTTGCGGACCAATTTGATGGTCTATCTGAATAATTTTTATCGTTAAATATTACAGTAGTTGTTGGAATGTAATCGT